CCTCGTCAGTATCAATAACCTCCTTTAAAACGCCTAAAACACCGTTTTCGGGCAATAAGTCGCCAACCTTGTTAAATAATCTACCTACTGCGATATCTTTAAATGGTTTCTTTTTACGTTCCATACTAATAAGTCCAAATACAAAATTGTGCCTTGTCTAAATCGTTATCCACGTGTATAAACGTTTTGGCTATCCCTATGCGGTTAAAACCAGCTTTTAACAAAGCATCTATAATTATATAACGGGTAACGCTGTCGGTACAAGCTATATCAGCTGCTAACCCTTTTAGGTGCGAACTGTTACGGCTTACCTTATAGCCTTCTTTTTCTAGGCGTTCAATATCAGCTTCTATTCTATAACCACTAGTAATTTCAAAAGGTATGTTAGCTATATGCCTTGCGTTGTTTAGCATATATAAAAAACCCTTGTCCATTAACTGACCGCTGCCCTGTTGTAGTGGGCTGTCAAACTCGTGGTATTTAAAATAGTTATTCATTTATTTTTTCGTTCAGCCTTGCTATATCCTTGCGTATGCGTTCCCGTTCCAGCTTAAAATCAATTACCTCGTTTTCTAAAACTCGTATATCGGGAAATATGTACGTATTTTGGTTGTAGCGTAACGACTTTAACTCATCTTCGTTATCTGATATGCGGTTTTCTAAACCAAAGTATAAATAAACAGCCGTGCCAACTAAAACAACAATTTGAATAAGCCACTTAATATTTATACTAAGCGAACTGTCATCATTTAGTTTTGCTGTCGTCATCGCTGTACATTTTATACCACTTGGCTACGGTATAGCCTATTGATAACAGTACCAGCATTATACGTAATACTAATTCAATATTGGAGAATGAAACCGCTAGGCTAAATATATTAAGGGCGTAAATTTTCAAATCTTGTATATCCATTATTCGGTAACTTTTACAACCAGTTCCATAATTGCACGTTTGTAACTATGGTCGGTTAAGTTGTCGGTTAAATAAGTTATCCCCCTGTTCTCTATACCGTAAACCTTAAACCCATCTGCGGTTAAATCAAAGTACCCTGCGGTTCTAGTACGCAACAAATTTAAGCAATCCGAAATAATTGAATTTACGCTTAACTCGCCACCTGTGTTGCTATCAAACCTATCAATAACCTCAACACGGGTAATTACCTCTGCGTTAAAGCTACCTGCGTTTTGGTCTATTTCGTTACTACTTACCGAATAAACGTGTATGTATGGAAAAGCTGCGCCACGTGGTACGGTATTATAGGCGTTAATTGTAACACCCCCAAAGCTAACAGAACCGCTTAAACGGTCTAATATAGCTTTACGTATATGGTGCATCGCATCGTTCATTTATGTAAGATTTTTTAAGTCCTTATTTATTCTGTCTAAAAGCATTTTATAAGCAATACGCACCGAACTAAAAAAGAACGGTTGGGGCGTTAAGCTTATAGGAAACTGTATTGTTCGCCATACCATATTAGTACTGCCTTTTTTCTCCTTTATTTGTACCCTTTTTTTACCAGCAAATCCACGCCCTTTAAACCTAGCTTTAATTAAACTAGCTGGTATTCCTAACGCTTCGGCATCGCTGGTACTAACCAACTCGCCCGTACCAAATTCTACATAAGGGGCATATTTAGCACTAGCGTAAACATCGTATGTATTTTTAGCTATGCGGTTGGCATCAATACTTTGCCTTAAAATACCGTTATCGACTGCAACGGTACTTGCTGCTATTTCTTTTGCTTGGGTTGCTGTATCACGCAGTAAATCATCTACACGCTGTTCCCCGTACTTATTTAGCTTTTTTATTTTGCTATTAAGCCTTTTAAAATCTTTTTGGTCAATCTTCATATCAACCAGCGTAAAACCTTTAACTCGTGGCATTATGCAGATTTAGTTGCTTTAATAGTTACGTATTCGTCAAGATTACTTTCTACTATGCTGTTAATATTGTACTCTGCGCTATCGTTACCAATGCTTATAGTATCGGTAAACAATAGGTCAGTACTTGCAGGTTCACGCACAATAACCTCAACGGCTGTATTTTGCATACGCTGTCCAGCTTGGGTTTCTACATCGCCACCTACATAGGTTACATTACCCCAAATAGTTTTTAGCGTAGCCTTTGACTTGGTAGTACCACCATAGCCATCATCAGTACCCGTAATGCGGTATATAGTTATGCGTTTATTTAGTTTTCCTGCGTCCATTAAACGAACATTGATTTATAGCTTGAAAGTATGCTCTTAACGTTTGTAGGTATTTCGCTTACATCGTTTATTGAGCCTACTGCTGTTGCAAATTCTGCCCTGTTGTCGTAGTAAGTTGTAGCCAACTGCATTATAGCTTGTTTTAGTAGTTCATCGCTTAAACCAGTTGTAACGTACGTTACTAGCACTTTTTCAGCAGAACCGCCATCTAACTCAATCGTTTCGTTATCTAGCCCTAAAACCTCGTAAGAAGCCGTTTCACCGTTTACCGTTACGCTGCTTATACTAGCAACAGGCGCAAAGGGTAAATCAAATACGCCATTGGTAACAGGTATGTAATACGTGCGGTTCTTTGCTACAATATCACGGCTTATAAAGTTCTCGCACCATATACGGGCTTGGGTAATCATATTACCAATTAGTGTATCGTCCGCATCTGTATCAATACGGGCGTATAACTTTACTTCTGCCGTTGTAACAATTTCTGAACCTGTTACGCTGTTTACCTTATTCTGTCGCATCTTTAGTTTCTATTTCAGCTTTTAACTCTTTGGTTTCTTTTACGGCTTTTTCTTCTTTGGCGATTTTACCAAGTTTAGAAGCCCAACCTCTAGCAATCCACTTTTCAGCAACTGCATCAAAAAGGTCTATGCTATCCCCAACCTTTTTACCAGCAGATTTAGCAGCCGAAGCATCTTTGATTTTAAGTTTCATATCGTGTTATTTAAAAACAAATTTATTAAAATTATCCGAGTACTTGCCTTGGGCGTTCAAACGGAACGCTTGGTGGTTGCCCGAGTTGGGTATTATAAAGAAACCGCCAAAGTAAGTTGAGTATATAGCGAAGTAATCAACCGCCTTAATTGTATAGAATACGTAACTGTTAGATAAGCTAATATGTATCGAGTTTTTTCTTACTGTTGGTACTTGGCTAGTAAACTTAACTTGCACCTTAAATAAACCCTCGCCAGTATCTACAATAACATCGTAGGGGCTACTATCTAACATTGGTTTGCTAACGATATAACCCAGCTTGGTACATTCAGCACTAAACAATACCTCGGCATAGCAGCCTTGGTAATTGCGGTCGGTTGTCATGCCATTAAAGTTAGGCAAAAAAAAACAGCCCCTTTTTACGGGAGCTGCTTTCAACTAACTAAAAACAAATCGTTATGAAGATGATTTACCTTCTAATGTAATGAGCTACATTCTTAACCGCTAATATAAGCAGAATAGTTGAAATAAACCCACTTACGCCACTTTTTAATACAAATACATCGTTTACCCAAAGTATAAGTATTAGTGCGCCTAAAATGTAGTGTCCTGTTTTTTCTTTCATTTTAATAGTTATTTGGTTTAACGTAATATAGTGGTTTTTCGTTATTGTACCGTGCTATAAACTGGTAAGCTGAAACACGGCTGCTAAACGTAGCCTCGCCACCACTAGGCGTTTTAACTACGTACTCAACGTTTATTATATTCCCTTTGCTATCACGAACAGGTCGTGCTGTTACTTCTTTTTCCATAATCTAGTAGTGAAAGTTATCTATATCTATACCCTCCTTTTTAAGCAGCCTTTGGATACGCTCCTCGGCTTCGTAAGCTTGGTGATACTTTGCTAGTAAAATTTCCTCATCAACAACCGCTCGGCTGTAAAAATCAACCAGCAACCCCTCACGCTCTGCGGTCATAGCACCAAGTTCAACGTAAATTAATTCAATAGTACCAGCGTAATCTTGGGCTTTGTCTTGCCAGTAGTTTTTGCCCTTAAATAGTTTGCCTAATAGGCGTTTAAAAAAGTAAATCATAATTGCTCATATTTAACGTTAATGTTTTTAATTAGTTCTTGTTTGGCTTGTGTTGCCATTATGCGAACGAACTCGTTGCCTGACCATTCGCCGTAACCTATTAGGTGGTCTAGTTTGTCAATTACAGATTCCATATCAATTTAAAGAATACGTGGTAGGTTAGTAATGAACCCATCGCCAATAATAGTAATGCCAAACCAACTACGGTTGCTATTTCTAATATGCGTATTAGCTTTTTTTCAAACTTGTCGAACATTGTGTTGGGGTTTTAGGGTTAGCTTGGTGGCTACGCTCAAACTGCGCTTGGCGTTTCGCCTTTTGTAAGTTATGTAAAAACTGGTTGTAACTCATAGCGGTTATTTAAGCCCCCCGTAGGGGGCGTTGGTTTTATTATATGAATTTTACTGTGTTTAAGTTCTGGCCCATCGATACACCTCTAGTGTATACATCCTTACCCCATTGTACTGGGTCGTGGTTGATTACTAACCCTACTATCTCTTCACCGTTGTAAGCTCTGTCTAGAAAGATTCCAGTAACTTCACCGTTTACTCTAATTCCTTTACGCATTAAACTTACTTTAGTTCCGATTGGAGTTGATTTGATTTCTTGAGTTGTCATAATTTTTTGTTTTTAGTTTTTAATTATACCCAAATTTAAAAAATATTTTTAAAACACAAAAGAAAAAACAAATTTTTTTTAATTTTTTTTATTGGGTACAAAAAAACCCCACCGTTAGGCAGGGTTTTCTATTAGAAAACTATTGTTTCTTATGGTGTTTCAAGTGCAGCGATAGCAGTAGCAAATGAACCAGTAACAAACGCTTTAGGTAAGTAGTTAGTAAGGGCGATACGCTCTTTAACTACCGCAGTAACGAATCCGTCACGTACGTTTGTACCATCTTCTCTAAAGAATTCAACAGACAAGTTATCACGTGTCCAAAGTTGAGTACCTACCGAGAAGTTACCTACTAGGAAAGAACCAGCAGCAATAGCTGTATTTACAATTACAGGAACACCCATAAAGTTAGGCGCAAGACCAGCATAAACTTGGTCTTTTAGGTAATTGTTTTGAGTGTCTTTTAATAATAGGATTTGGTGAAAATCAGTCGGGTTAAGAATGATTTGGTTGGCTTGGTACTCGCTTAACGCTAATTGGTTAAGGGCAACAACTAAAGCGTCAAACCTATTAGCTGAATCAACTGTATCTGCGAACGCACCTTCTGCAAAAGCAGTAGCATCAGTGATGATACCTGAAAGGTTTGGAGCAGTACCGTTTCCGTTAAGGATTTGGTCATCTTCTAACGTCATAAGCTTTTCAGCAGCACGAGTAGAAATGTAAGAAGAAATAGCAGGTGCATCAGCTAACATCTCCTCACTAACTCTAAAATAGGCTCCAAGCTTCTGAACGTTAGCGTCAGTTGCAGTTAGGTTAAAGTCAGATTGACCTAGGGTAGTTCCCTCGGCTTTAGCAGCAGAACCATCAGCGTATGCGCTTTCTTTTACGAAACGTACAACGTCAGATGAAGTAGTACCGTTAGGAATAATAGAACGCATATGTACGTTACGAGCAGGGTCATATTTGTACCCAGCTACACGGTCAGCAGGAATAACCTCACCGCTAAAGTCAGCACCAACAGACATATCAGCTTTAATTTCAAACTGTGCTGCTCTGCTGTGTCCTTTAATCATAGAATCTAAAGCACCGCCACGTACTACGTCAAGTAGCTGTGATTTGAAAGACTTTTTAGCCTGTGAAGCTTCTAGGTTCTTTTGGTTTTGCATTTCAATCGCATCAACACGCTCGTTGAACGATTTTGTTAAGTTGTCAATTTCGCCTTTAAGAACGCTGTCGATTTGTCCTTTTGCGTTCTCTAGGACTTGTCCGTTAGCTTTCTCAATCTTAGCATCAATTAAGTTGCCAAGTTGGTCAAGCTGTTGTTTTACGTTTTCTTCCATTTTGGATAAATGTTATTTTAAATTATTAAGTAGGTAGGCGTAAACATCAAATGCTTCTTGCTTTGTTTCTGTCGGCAAAGTGACTTCTTCAGTCGGCTCTGTGACATTTCTAAACAACGCCTTTAGCTTTAATATTTCACCCTCTAAAGCATAGCCTAACTCATCGCTAATATCACCCTTACGGATAAGCTTCGCAACGTTGTCAAACCTAGCATATAGTTTCTCTAAATTCTTTTCGCCTTTAACGTCCATAATTTTAGCTTGGTCGTTAGCAGCTAATGTTACTGCACTAATTTCAAAAAGTTTTACCTCACGCAGTTCACGGTAATCACCTTTGTTTTCTTTTACTATTGGTAATATACCTACGCTGTTTTCGGTAATAACCCCAGCTTTCATTAATTCAATAACATCTTTACCCAAACGGGTTTTAGGAATTTCCGCCACAAAAACAAGTCCTTTTGTATCTTCGTACAATTCGGGAATCTTGCCGATAGGCTGCATCATATCGTGCTGGTAAAGGTATTTAACCCTTTCGCCATTCTCTTTAATTGTCTTTTGGTACGCACCCTTACGAATAACGTCCATATCGCTGTCTTTGTTATCAAAGTACGAGCCATAGCCTTTAACGATACCAGCTTCGGTATCAGCATCTAACAATTCGTGAAGTGGCGCAGCCTTATATAAAAACTCCATATTCTATTTTTTTCAAAATTAGTCAAAAAATTTTATTATAAATCTAGGGTGCTTACTTGCGGAATTTGGATAGTAACGCAACGGCAATTAATGCGATTACGCCCCGAACCCTGTCCAGCCCTCATTAAGCGTTCGCCACCTACAAAAAAGGTTTCGTTGCTTAATACTTCTTGATTATTTACTGCACCGTGCCAATCACGCTCCCTGCCGTCCATTGAAGTTATCCAACGTTTTTTTAGTTGTTCTCTAGGGTACATTGTTACCGCACTTTGTTCTATTGCGTAGTTTGCAGCTGTGGTTGCTTCGGTACGTACTATACGCTCGGCTTGTAAATAGCTTAACTTATCAAACCTAGCTTGTAACATTCTAGCACGAACGGTAGCCCCAGAACGTTGAAATTCCTCGCTTAATACTAGCTTACGTATTACCTTTTTTATTGTAGCTAACGCTGTGCCTTGTAATAATACTATTTGCTCACCTGCATAGCGTTTAGCAAACGAAGCAAAATCGTTAGCCCATATTTCGCTAAACAGGTCTAGGTTGGGTTCTGCTTTAGTTGTATAATCTTTAAACTCGTTGTAATACCATAGCGCAAACTGTCCGCCTATTTTAACGTATAGGTTTACTAGCATATCCTGCATAAGTTCAAACCTAAAAATAGCCCGTTCGTCTATGGGTAAGTTATCTACCGCCTGTGGTATTACCTTGCGGTACTCTTGGCGATATAGTTTAGAAACAGCACTAATATTTAGGCGTTCTGCCTTGTTTAGTTCCTGCTCCCATTTATTGCGTATTTGCTCATTAGTCATTACGCAGTTTTTCCATTTTGCGAATAGCCCAATCAACACCAGCTGTACCTCCCCATAAATTCCAAGCTACATAGCCGTTATCCTTCCAAGGGGTATCTTTATACTCATCGGCTACCTTAGCGTTTTCACGGTGGCGGTTAAATTGTGCCATACGGCTTATGGTATTTACCGATAACGCCTCACGACTTGCTAATTGGTTAGCACGTTGCCAACCTACCTCTGTACCACCACGTACCTCATCACGCCCGTATTTTTCTCGCCATTCTAGCATACGCTTGGCGTTATTAGTTGCAGCTTGTGGGTAGTCGCTATAAGTTTGCTTTTGTAATAGTTCCTGTAATAACGCTTTTACTTCTTCGTTATTATTTTCTGCTGGTACTTCTGCGACTTCTTCTTCGGGCAAATCACCACCGCTTAAAGGTATAAGGTTAGCAGGAATAAAATAATCGTTTAAAGCATCGTTTTCTTCGTCCATACCGTACGACATTACTTCACGCTTTTCGTTAGGGGTTACCCACCAAGCCTTTGCAAGTTGGTCAACCACCTTTTCAGTTTCCTCTTGCATTTCGGGTATAGCAGTAAAGTCATACTCAACGCAAAGCTTATCGCCAAACCTAGGTGCTAACCAACGGTTTAACTCGTCTTGTATTTTAAGTAGTTCGGGTATTACTGCCATTTGGTACAATGCCTTTTTAGCTTCCTTCATATTGTTATACGTAGAAGCGTCTGTATTATTTAGCATCTGTACAGGTACACCGTAAATATTACAAAGGTCTTTAACCGAAGCGTTATACTGTTCTATAAGTGAAAGGTCAGCAGCAGATAAACCAAAGTTTACCCACGATAGCTTTTTAGGCGTAATAAGTACATCACCTGCATTACTTGCCCCTTGGTGTTGTTTTCTAAACTTGTCTTTTAGCTGTTGGGCTTGTACTTCGTTTATATCGCCTTCTTCGCTCATTAAGATACCACGAGCGGTTTGGTTTTGTAAATACTTAACTCCAGTTGTAACGGCTTCGTTATTGGTGGTTAGCGAACGTAAACCAGCTTGTAAAGGCGATTGACCGTAAAGGTGAGAACCCGTACCATCTACATAAGGATTGAAGTCCTTAATATGGCAAATTAACTCCGCAGGTATTCTATGCGTACCGTTGTACTCAATCGTATATTCCTTTACAGGTTGCATAATACCGCCACTAATTATTTCCATAATCTGCGAAGGCATTACGTACATTTCTTTAAACCTACCAGCAGCAGCACCAGTTTCGGGTGCTATACCGTATATATAACCGTTACCCGTTAGTTTTCGGAAAGCAATAAGTTCGGTTAGCCAACTAGAATACGATTGAGTTGCGTTTGGGTTTTCTAGTATTTCGTGTAATGGCGTACCCTCTAGTTCAATTAACGCACGTTTGCGTACCAAACTAGCCTTGTACATAGCGTTACTATCAAGCGTACCGCTAGTAAGTGCTTTATACCTTTTGTATTCGCCTTCGTTACTCTTTTCGTAAACCTGTAAAGGTATTGTTGTTGCTGCCTTGGTTATAATGTTTATTAAGCTGTAAACCGTAGCGTTTTTTTGATAGCCTTCTTTTATGTAGGTGTCGTCTGTTTCCCTGTTCCAAAGAATGCTCTCACCTAGCCAGTTGTATATAGCCTTGTTATATTCTAACGCTGATTGTTGTGCGTTTTTGGTTAGGGCGTTACGTAGCCTATCTAAAAGTGAAGCCATTAAAATAAAATTTTATTCAAAAATACAAAAAGTAGTGAAACACTAAATCACGAAGAAATCGTTACGTTTGCCATACTGACTATAAACCGCATAACGTAAAGCGTCCATCAAATGATTATTTCTATCGACGGGTTTGTTTATTATTGTCCCATCTTTCAACTCAGTCCAGTAATAGGCACTGTACTCACGTGCTAAATTGGTACTTTGTTGGCTTACGTAAACATCGTACTCTTTAAGCAAACTGATACCAGCGTTTATACTTCCCTGCCCTTTTATAGCAGGTTTTACCCAACAGCCCAACCTCTTTAAGTCCTCAATACTTTTTGGCTCTGCGCTATCACAAAACGCTAACGTTTGGTCTAAACCTTTTTCTTTTAAAAAGTCGGCTATATCTTGGTTGGTCATACCTTTTTCGTAGCAAAGTTCGTGGACGTATAAACGGTCATTTATTCTGCCCACCTCTAAAATTGCTAACTCGTCATTAGAAAATCCAAAGTCAATACCTAGCACGGTTTCATCAAATTCAGGAAAGTCCTTAAACGATATAAACTGCCAGTTACTAAATATTTGCCTTGCACTAAATACA